TATCGACCCCGCCGCTTAAGCCTAGACACCAAGGAGGAAGAGTGGCCGCAGACGAGACCACCGAGACGGAGGCCCCCGAAGAGGCCACCCCCGTAGAGGCGACGCAGAGCGACGTCCAAGCCGACCTGTCGGAACTCATCGACGAGGTTCGCGCACTCGCACAGCAGGCATTGGACGAATGCAAGGAACTGAGGGCGATCGTCACCGAAGAAGCATTGGACGAGGCCGCCGACGTCGACGTGCTGGACGACGTCGTCGACCCCGAAGACCTGCAAATCGAAGATCTCCTGGCCTGACGAAAGGACCTACTGACTCATGGCACTCAAGGCGCCGGCGCTCCGCCCCGGCACGACCAACACCCAGCTTCTGCAGTCCGCGATCAACGCTGCGGCTATGGGCTACAAGAAGCGCATCCCCGCTCCGACGCAGGCGGGGATCGAGCGCACTCTCGACTATCTCGGGTCCCACCGCGACTTGTGGAACCCTATCTGCCATTCCCTTCTCAACCAGCTCGTCCCTATCTTCGCCACCCAGCGGGCCTGGACCAACCCGCTCGCCGAATTCAAGAAGGGCATGATCGAGTTCGGCAACGGGGTGGAGGAAATCCAGACCGGGCTTCTCAACGCCGCAGCCTACGACCCCGACGACGATGTGGACGCCAAGCTCATCTTCGGCCGCGAAGACTTCCGCGTGGAGTCCGCCTTCCACACCAAGAACCGCATGAACCGCTACAAGGTCTCCGTGGAGAAGGCTCTCATTCAGTCCGCGTTCTTCAACGGCGGCGACGTCGCCGAGCTCATCGATCGCCAGACCCAGGCGCCCTACGAGTCGGACCAGTGGGACGAATTCACGCTCATGGCCACCCTTCTCGGGAAGTACGAGGTGCGCGGAGGCTTCTACCACGTGCACGTACCCGACGTGGCCCGCTCCGGCTCCGCCCGGGAAGACGCCACCGAGCTTCTGCGCAAGCTGCGCACCGTCGCCGGCGAGATGGCGTTCAAGTCCACTGCCTACAACCCGGCCCGCATGCCCGTCCACTCCGACCCGAGCAACATGATCCTCCTGACCACGCCGGCCGTCAGGGCGGCACTGGACGTGGAGGCTCTCGCGTGGGCGTTCAACATCGACCGCGCCGACGTCCAGTACAGGATCGTCGAAATCCCGCAGCGATTCGTGCCTAACAGCCAGTTCCAGGCCGCCGTCGTCGACAAGGACTTCTTCCAGGTCTACGACCACCTGATCCAGACCAACACGGTCGACGTGCCCACCGACCCGAACACCTACAATGTGTTCTACCACCATCATCAGACCATCTCCTGTTCGCGCTTCGCGCCTACGGCGATGTTTTGGACCGGCGCCGACGACGAGGTCATCGAGATCACGCCGCCCGTCACCGAAATCGGCAACGTCGAATGCTACGCGGCCGACGGCACCCAGCCTTCCTCGCTCGACAAGGGCGGCGTCTACCGGCTCGCCGTCGAATCCGTCACCGGGGGCGGCGGCAACCCCGCCCTCAAGTGGACGATCGCCTCTGCGACCGACAACCGCACGTCCGTCTCGTCCAGCGGTGCGCTCTTCGTCGGGCGCCTCGAAAAGGGCCCGGTCAAGGTCCACGTCGAATGCGACGCGGCGTCCAAGGACGGCGCCTTCGCCGTCGCGGCCGGAGACGACGTGCCCGCATGGCCCGACCGCAAGTCGTCCGTCACCGGTCTCACGGTGCTCGGCCGGTCGATCGGCAAGTCCTTCACACCCGAAACCAAGGAATACACCGTCACGCGGGCTAAGAAGGACACGCTGATCAACGACGTGCAGAACAACACGTTCGCACACGGGCGGAACATCGACTACACGGTCGAAACCGCCAACGGCGAGAACGGCGCCTACAAGGTGACCGTCGCCGTCACGGGAGCCGACGGCGTCTCCTACGGCCCCTACGTCGTCACCGTTAAGTAAGGGCCCCGGAGGGGCGCCGGTCTCTTATCCTTTTCTCTCCCGGCGCCCCTCCCGAGATGCATAAGGAGCGATGTGCGCATGCCGAGTGTCAGCGAATGGTCCGCCGGGGCCGAAGTCACGCTCACCACGGTGGCGTGGGACTCCGCCTACCGGGACATCGTCCAGTGGCGCGACTACGCACACAGGGCCTCGTACATCGACCGGCCGGACGCACACCACCTTACGCTAAAGAACGCGCAGACCATCGACTACGGCTCACAGGTCGTCCTCGATGAGCCGTTCTCCACATGCGTCAAATACAACTACATCAGAGTCGTCAACCCGAAGATATCGAAGCTCCACCCCGACAAAGAGCGACCCACCGTCTTCTACTACTTCATCCAAGACGTCGTCCGGGTCGCCCCCGACGCCACCGCGCTGTCCGTCCAGCTGGACGTGTGGACGACGTATTGCGGCAACGTCAAACTGCGCAACGCCTTCGTCGTCCAAGGCCACCTGCCGGTGGCCGCCACATGGCGCGGTCGCCAACACGACGTCCTCCGGGAGGCGGAAGGCCTCGATCTAGGCTCCGACTACATGGTGCGCTACAGCGAGCGTTACACGGTCGCCACGCTCTCCGAGTGCTGCGTCATGCTCGTCGCCTCCACCGACTTCTCCTACGACCCCGGCGACCAGACGAACCCGAACCTGAGGACGGCGAAAGGCTCCGCCTTCGAAGGCCTGCCCAACGGGTGCGACATCCTCCTCGTCCGCGACATCGGGACGTTCGAGTTCTTCGCAACGGCCATGTCGCCGTTCCCGTGGGTGTCTCAGGGCGTTCAGATGATCATGCTCCTGCCCACACCCGACAACATGTTCGACAAGATCGTCGCGTCGCACAACACCGACAACGTGCATGACAAATACCGGCAGGGCGTCGACCCGAACACAATCAAGATCATCCGGTCCCGCAAAAGCGGCCACGAAGGCGACGTCATGTGGGGGCAGGACCGGACGTTCTTCGGCGGCGGTGCCCTGGAACTACTCGATAAGACCCACTTCGCCGACTGGCAGAAGAACTACACGAAGCTCGTCACCGCGCCCTACCTGTTCATCGAACTCACCAACTACCAGGGCCAGTCGATGGCCATCCGCCCTGAGTACCTGCCGAACGGCGGCAAGGTCACGCTATCCCGACTACAGCACTTCTCCCCTCCGGGCCCGCGGGTCGTCGTGTGGCTGCGCGACTACCTGTCGGAGGACAACACGACGGGCAACCCGCTGTCCAACTCGTTCTTGGACGGCTCCCTGTTCTTCACGAACTTCCCGATGTTCTCCATACCGAACAACTCCGGACTCAACGCGCTGGCATCTCAGGCGCACAGCATAGCGTTCGCCTACCAGTCCGCCGACTGGTCTCAACAGAAGGCGCTGCAAGGCAACCAGGTGGCATACGACCAGGCGTCGTATGCGATCGGCACGGCCAGGCAGTCCATGGTCGCATCCAACACGGCGAGAAGCGCACAGACAACCCTGTCGAACGCAGCCCGAACCCAGTCGACGGCGATCACCAACGACGCCGCGTGGGGCCACACGCAGAACAACATGATCCAACAGGGCGTCTCCGGCGGCATGGGCGCCATCGGCAGCCTCCTGTCGGGAGACATCGGCGGCGCCGTCAAAGGCGTCGTCGGTACCGGCATGGGCATGCACATGGCTCAGTCGAACTACAATATCGATGCGAACGCGAGGGACGCACAGACCGACCTGGCCAACTCCACCGCCTCCCAGTCGACGGCGATCACCAACAACCTGGCGTCGAAGCTCACGGGGCTGCAGAACGCACAGGCCGCCTACAACAGGGACACCAACAAAGAGTATGCAGACATGGTGGCGAAGGGCGACTACTCGAACACGCTCGCCGGCCTGAAAGCGAAGATACAAGACACGAGAATGGCACAGCCCTCCGTCTCCGGGCAAATCGGGGGCGATGCTTTCATGCTCGCCACTACCGGGTGGATGGTGGATGTGCGGCTTAAGACGCCTCACCGGGGTGCGATCCAGGCCGTCGCCGAGCACTTCGCGAGGTTCGGCTACCGCTGTAACCGAACCGTCGACATGGCCGCTTACAATCTGACGCTCATGACGCATTTCACGTACTGGAAGCTGGCGGACTGCCGCATCGACGCCCCGTCCGTGCCGCAGATGCACGCCGAGACGATACGCGGCATATTCGAGAAGGGGGTCACCGTATGGGACGAGCCGAAGGAGATAACTGAGATGCACTTGTTCGACAACGGCCCGAAGGAAGTGGCGCAGCTATAATGCCGAGCACCAAGGGTTTGACGAACGGCGACTTGATCGGCGGCGCGGAGCCGTCCAGGGTGAACGACGGCCGCTTCCGCCCCAATAGGGCGAAGGCCATGCGCGGCGGCGAGTTCATGCTCTACCAGAACATGCTGTGGGGCCTGGCGGAGGCGCGGTTCGTATGGGACGGCCTGCCCGAGACGGTCAACGAGCGCTACTTGGAGCGCGTGCTGCACCGACACGGCCTCGCGGTCTTCTTCGAAGACCCGCGCCTGCACGCCTTCTTCGCGCTGCACGCCGCCGGCACCGGCGACGTGGACGTCTACGGGGACCCGAAGACGTTCCGCGTGACCGGCAACCGGTACATCGACAGGGAGATATCGTCGAAGGACTGCGTCCCGATTTGGACGAACAGGAACCGCGTCAACGACCAGTGGGTCGTCAACTACTATGCGGCCGCCCTGGCGGAGGCCGCCGAGACGGTGCGGGTCAACGCCCTCAACTCGCGCAGCCCGATGATACTGGCGCTCAGCCAGGAGCAACGACTGGCGGGGGAGAACTTCTACCGGCAGGTGGCCGAAGGCCAACCGGTGATCTTCACCGTCAAAGACGACATGGGCCGCGGCCTGGCCGAGTCGGTGCAGGCGCTGGACAACAGGCAGTCGCCGAACGCGATATCGGACGCGATCCGCGTCAAGAAGGAGATATGGGACGATGCGATGCTCGCGCTCGGCATCCAATGCGCCCCGCCGGACAAGAGGGAGCGGCTCGTCGACGACGAGGTGGAGGCGATCCAGGGCCAGACCGCGGCGTTCCGCGGCGTGGCGATCGGCGCCCGTCAGGAGGCCGCGGACGCCATCAACGAGCGGTACGGCCTGAACGTGTCCGTGCATTGGCGGCACAGTCGGGAACAGGTGCGCGGCATCGGCGACTCGGGGGAGGGCTTCGATGGCTGACTTCACGATAGAGCTCCGGGACGTGTGCGCCCGCTATAGCGACGC